TATAACTTTAGGATATGATGTATATGAAATCTCTAAAGATGATTGTGATTTAAAGAATGTACATAGACCACAAGATCAATCATTAGAGAACATCATGGATATCCTAGCTAGCTGTGAGGTGTACATAGGACTTAGTAGTGGGCTTAGTTGGTTAGCTTGGGCTATGGAAGTAAAGGTAGCAATGATAGCTAACTTCACAGAAGCTGATCATGAGTTTGATTGTATACGTATAGAGAACAGAAGTGTATGTAATGGATGTTGGAACAATCCTAAGTTTAGATTTAACAAGGGAGATTGGAACTGGTGTCCTGAACATGAAGATACTCCTAGACAACATGAGTGTCATAAGAGTATATCTGTAGAAGATGTACTATCTAAATGTATCCCCTCCTACCCACAAGACTAAAGACTTTCTTGTTCCTTTAGTTATTGGTGTCACTCTGTGCATTAGATAACTAGGGAACAGGATTGCTAACAAATGTTCTCTAGGTGCTTTATCTGGAGTTCTTCCCACCCAAAACTCAAGATCACCTCCTTCATATTCATCAGGAGAAGATAGTTGTATTGTTATACTAATCTTTCTATTGTTCATTGGATAATTTCCTACGTCCATGTGCCAGTCATAGTGACCACCACCTTCATAGTATTCTGTATATTGAATAGAATCAATGATAGAATTGATTGCAAAGCCCCATGTTTTGTTTGCTTCTTCTATGTGTTTAACTAACTTATCATACACCCACCACGATTTATCATCGTGATGTATCCATTTTATTCTAGACTTTCTAATAGACTCATCTAGTTGGGATGTTTCATCTCCACCTATACTAGCATCTTGATAAGGGTATAGTTGTTGTAAATTACCTATCCACTCTAGCTCCTCTTGTGTAAAGGCATTAGCGATATGATATGGAGTTATCTGACGAAACTCTGGGTTGGCTTCAAATGTTGGTCTAATTAGCATTACAGTAGTAAGTATCTAGTTATAATTGTTAAAGATATACATATCCAGATAGTGTTAAAAGCAATCAATGTAGGTAGGCTCTTTCTCATACTAGCCCATATCAAAGCTGACGATGTAGCTAATGTCAAGAAGTGTAACCACCATATTTCTACACCAAATATAAGTCCAGGGATAATGATGACAGCTTTAGCCAACCATGCAGCTGCCTCAATACAATTATAGTCTGTCCAATATTCTTTTGAAAGATACATCTTGTATCTATCTATAATCTTTACATTACCTATTAAGTAATATAGAATTGATAAGTAAATTATAAATACTATAGGATAGATCATCATTTAAGGTTTAGGATTAACAAATAAAAATTTAGTTATTGTATATCTTCCCAATCCTGAAAATGGTACGTTTTCTTTTCCCATCTTTATAACATCTACTGAATGTATATTATAAGATGGGAATATAACTAATCTGTTATTCTTATATTCAATTTGTGTTTGTTCATCACCTATTGTTAAATTTCCTCCTTCAAAAGATTTTGGAGATTTATTACACCAATATAAACATGTTAAAACTGCTTGATCAACATGAGGTTTATAGTAATCACTATCCTCATAGTAACTAATAAATGTACGATCATGTCCTATGTATTTAAAATATTTAAATTCATTAGGTAGATCTTCTATAATATCAGTTAATTCTTCCCCACGTAATTTTTGAAATACATTAAATATATGTGATGTCTCTCTGTTTTGATATACATCATCTAGAAATATAACATTATTCTTTTTTAATATTACATTAGTTAATGTATCCCTAGCACTACTAGATTTCTCAGGAGGTAGCATTATAGATTTATTAGTTAGAAAGTCTAATTCTAACCAAACGTTTTTTAATTCATCCTCTTTTAGAAAATCATCTATAACTAAATAGTTATTAAAGCTACTTGTAACTTTCATATTATGGTTTAAAAGAATACCAACCTGTTAAAATATATTTAGTTTCTGTTTTACTTATTTGTCCACGATGTGTGTGAGTCCAATCTGTAGGCCATATTAACAATTTAGCTTTCTCTGCTTTCTCAGTGTGCTCTTGATATTTAAATTCAGTTCCACCATCATCAAGATCATTTAAATACACCATGAAGACTAACATCCTTTGTGCTGTACTAGGATTTCCTCTTTCACAATGCCATTGATGAAAGCCTTCAGTAGGTTCATATTTTTGCATATTATAACCTTCTAAAACAAACCTATCCATGTTTTCTAAAGTCTCATATTTCTCAACATAGTTATCAATTTCAAATTGTAGCTTACGTTGAAACTTAGATATTAGTTCTCCCCACTCTTTTTTATTCTCTTCGTTATCTAAAAAGTCAGGCCAAAAGGTAATGTCTGTAGATTGTTTTATATAATCAACCTCAATAGCAATTTTATTTTTTGTAGCAATACATCCCCTCTTACGTAATGGAGAAGATTCAAACATAGTAATAAAATCATTACACATGTCTGATGATAAGAAGTTATTTTTTCTATATATAAAATCCATATTATTTAAAAGTTGTACCACCCACCCAAAGAACAAGACTCTTACGTATTCCTTTTGTTACTGGTGTAACTCTATGTAACATATAACTAGGAAACAATACAGCGCATCCTTTCTCTTTAGGCATTTGAACTATTGTATTCCCTACATTTAATTCTAACACTCCACCTTCATAATCGTTAGGATCAGATAGTTGAACAGTAATACTAATTTTTCTTGTATTCATAGGATAAGGACCATTGTCCATATGCCAATCGTAATGTCCCCCATCATCATAATACTGTGTATATTGAATAGAATCTAAAATTGAAGGGATGTCAAATTGCCATGTTTCTTTATTAGCTATCATAGCAACATTTGCTAAACGATTATATAACCAATATGTCTTATCATCATGATGTAACCATTTCACATCTGACTTCCTTATATCATCTTCATCTTCACCAAAACCAGTTGATGCTTTCTGTACGTTATATAATTTTTGTAGATTACCTATCCATCCTAATTCTTCTTCTGTAAAACAATCATTATATACATAAAATCCTAAAGGGTCACTTTGACTATGTACAGGAAATACTAATTTTAATTCCATTATGTTTATTAAAATTCAAATGAAAAACCATATGATAAATTAATCCTTAACTTATCACCTTTAACTATTTCTGAAGAATGTTTAACTATTCCAGCATCACATCTCCATAACATCTTTTCTTCTACTGGAAGAATCTCATCACCATATATAGGTCTACCACCAGCATCTGGAAAAGATACTAATAAATTATATCTGACAGTATAATAATTAGGAAAGTTAGCGTCGCAGTGAGGCTCAACGTATGCGCCTTCTCCTACAATACCAATCCAATCAAGATTGCCAGGTGCAGGAAGAGGGTTTGTTATGTTTTCTAAATCTAATAATTTATTTCTTACCCTATGAAATATTTCTGGTTTCTTGTCATCAGGATGTAACACTTTGAAATGACGTTTTAATCCAGGGGTATACTGATCTTCTTCAGAATTTATAGGTCTAGAAAAAGTCATTAATTCTTTTTTAGATAATATCCATTCCTCTAGTTCTAAACGCTCATCATCATTGATAAAATTCTTATATGCATAAGTACCTCCAAAATATACTTTATCAAGCATAAGTTACATCTTTAGATATTGTAAGAATTCATTATGATCTTGTAACGTTGTTAGATTTAACAACATGTTTCTTTTAAAGCTAATAGTATTCATAAAGAACTCTTCTCTACGAACATCACTTCTACTAGCTTGTAAAAGTTCAAGTGCTTTTTCACCATCAAATAAATCCAGTCCATTTGTTATTACATAAAAACTAGATGTATCATATGCACTGTTTATTGTTGATAGAAACTTAGCATTAGGTATAGTTTCTTTACACTCATCTAAATATTTTTGAATATTATCAGTAATTTTATTTTTCTCTTTAAATGTTTTCCAAAACTCAGAGTCTTCTCGTTTTGTTAAATAATGTAGATAGATAAAATCTTTAGTGTCATCATGAAACTTGTTAACTTGTTTATTGAATCTATCAATGTAAAATTTATTCTTAGCTACAGCTCCTAAATTATTAACAAGGTATTCATTCAATGATGTGATAATAGTCCATATAGATGTTGCTTCTAATGGTTCAATGAATCCAGACGATAGTCCAATAGCTATACAGTTCTTAATCCATGTTTCTTTATATCGACCAGCTTCAAATGTAAATGGTTTTCCAAACTCTATATCATTTCCAAACTGTTCTTTAATCTCATCCATTGCTTGTTCATCTGAAATGAAATCAGAATCAAAAACATATCCACAACCAAAACGACCTTCAACAGGTATCCTCCACATCCAACCATATTTCAATGCTATTGATTCAGTGTATGGAGGTACATCACTAGTTTCATTAGGAATAACAAATGGAAGAGCTCGCTTCATTGGTAAACTATCTGAATAGGATTCCCATTCACTATTGAAATGATTACCAATAATCAGTCTATTAAATCCACTACAATCAAATACAAAATTACAAGGTAATATATCACCACGTTTTGTTTTAATTTCTTTTATTGATTCATCTTCTTCGTTAGGTATAACTTGATCAAGTTCAGACTCAACATATTTAACTCCAGCATACATAGCAGTCTTCTTTAGATGTTTGGCTAATAGCCTAGCATCAAAGTGCATACCAAAAGTAGATAATGAATCAAAATGATTGATTGGATTTCTCTCCTTATTACCTATGTTTAAAGATGGAGAAAAGTTAACTAGATTTCTTTTTGATGAATTAGCACTAAATAAAATATTATCCAGTGATTCATGTTTATAAATACTTTCTAAAACCAAAGTAGAGGGACCTCCACCATTAGAATTGGTTGCGTCGTTTGTTCTAAATACGTTTACATTTAAATTTTCAAAAAATGGATGAAAGTATGAGGAATCATCTCCATTCCAATTAGTGAATTTAATACCACTCTTAATTGTTCCTTTTGCATATTTTACAATATCAGAAGCAGGGATTCCTATATGATCCATAAAACTAATAAAGTGAGGAGTGGTTCCTTCTCCAGCTCCTAAAATGCCAATTTCAGCACTAGCTAACACTGTAATGTTTGTCCAAGGATAATATTTTTTTAAGAACAATGCAGTCATCCATCCTGCTGTACCTCCTCCTACAATTACAAAGTTAAATGTTGTTTCTTTACTTTGTTTATGTAAAGAATCTGATGGACCCATAGGTCCAATTTGTTCTTCATTTTCCATATATTTA